GGACGAAGCTCTCAAACAGTCGGAGCTGAAGGCGATTAAGTCATTTGATATGACAGAATACGGATTCTCTCCGGAGGATCTCATGGAAGACGATGAGGAAGAGACCGAGAAAGAAGGCTATTACGGCGACGAGCGGGAGCGGACCTATAGCGCATATAACTTGAAGGATTACGACGAAACCCGCGTTGCCGGCCCGTATGATCTGCCGATCCTGAAGGCGTGTAGTTTCATACCAGAAGATCTCGTCGGATTCAATTACGTTCTAAACACCAGCAAACGCGATAAGGGCGTTCATTTCTTTCTGGACGATTACCAGTTTGAACGAATATGGAATGAGCCGTCTGTATACATTTCAAAGTTGATGGAATTTCCTTGCGTCCTGACACCGGATTTTTCACTTTATACGGATATGCCTATGGCGATGAAGATCTGGAACGTTTACAGGTCGAGGCTAATAGGACAGATGATGCAGGATTACGGTATAAAGGTGATCCCGACTTTGCAGTACGCGGGGCCGGAGACATTAGACTGGGTATTTGACGGAATAGAGGGCGGCGGCACAGTTGCGGTATCCACGGTTGGCGTAATGAGAGACGCGACGGCACGCGAACTGTGGCAGGCCGGTATGGAAAGAGCACTAACAGAAATAAAGCCTAAGACAGTGATCTGCTATGGTACCGAAATGGATTTCGATTTTGGCGACGTTGAAGTGGTAACCATTAAAGCAAGGGGCTTTTCAGAGTAAAGGAGTTATGATACAATGGGTGGAAGAGGAGCAAGTAGTGGGGTGACCGGCGGTGGCGGCGGCATCGGTGCATATGGCGGATTTGGTACGTTTGTCGGTCTTGTTGGAGCGGCTAATGATAATATTAACAACGGCAACTTGATACCGGCCAATCCAGCTCCCGGGTCAACTGGCGGCTACACCGACGGCAATAATCCAAACCTCGTAAAATATCAAGGGCAGGAAGACGACAAAACAGCTAACTTTTTAGCTTCTACGGATCGGACTGTTGATCTGAACAATGATCCGCAGTACAACGACGGTTACAGCTATCACGATATCCCGCTGAACAGACTGCTGGCAAGGCTTGGCGTTAATAAGGGGCCAACGGTTTTGAGCGAATCGCAGTTCAAGCAATATGTACAGCAGACCGGGCAACAGGTGATGTATCGTGGATGGTCGTCGAGCGATTCAGCACAGCGATTTCTGAACACGACAAACAACCACGTTGGTAATGGTGTTATGGGCGACGGCTATTATTTCTCACCAGACAGGTCAACTGCGATTAGCTATTCCGGAAGCATGAGAACCGGGAACGGTGAAATCATGAAGGTTGCGCTTTCACCTAACGCGAGAGTTGTTGATAGAGGAGCAGTTCAGGCAGCTATTGCGGCGGCAAGCCCAAAGCTGAGATCTGCCTTGCATAAGGCAGGACATTACGGGAGCGGAAGAACATATAGCGGCAATTCCGGGGAAGCGCAGATGGCGCTAAAAATGGGATACAATGTTATTCAGAGCGGAAATTATTTAGTTGCGATTACAAACGACGCTCTTGTTGTGAGCAGGAAAACATTCTAAGGAGGATACGCGGTGAAAAATATCGACGAGAAGTTGGAGAGCTGGATCAGCCTTGCATATGCCATTGACGCTGGGCAAGCAAAACCGGAAGATTATCCGAAAGACTTTCAGGAATGGTATGCGGCAAGAAAAGGGAACAGGACAAACGCTTACCGCGATCAGTCAAAACGTCTGATTGAGCAGAAAAAGAAAAAGTGAAAACAGGGCGGCGCTCATAACCGGGTGCCGCTCTTCTTTTTTGTGGCATTATGGAAAGACCGCAGAACAAAAACTTAATACCACAAGCGCACAAACTAACAGTCGATGACCAGTCGAAAGGTGGCGTGGCATCAGGGGCGGCGAGAAGGAACAAATCGAAGTTCAAAAAGATCGCGCAAACAATGGGCGACACGAAGGTTCCGGCTGGGAAGATCCGGGACCGGCTGCTCGATTCGGGTGTAGCGCAGGAGGACGCGGACTGGGATGCTGCCGTTGTCGCTGGGTTGCGGAATGCGGCACTTGCCGGGAAGACAGATGCGACAAAGCTATGGCTTGAGCTTACCGAAGAGGATGAGTCCGAAGCAGATGACGCGATGGATAAGGCGCTGGCGATCATGCGAGGGAACTTCTGGCAGAACGTCAGCACCAATTTCGGCGGCTTATGTGTATGCGCGATAAAGCACAGGGTAACGCATTACGATTTGTTTGGTGGCCGTGGTTCAACAAAGTCTTCCGTCGTCTCATTGCTTGGCATCCGCCTGATAATGGAAAATCCGCAGATAAATGGGCTTGTATTGCGTAAGGTTGGAAACACCTTGCGCGATTCTGTTTATGCACAGTACATTTGGGCAATCGGGCAGCTTGGCGTTGCTGATTACTGGGAGGCAAAGAAAAACCCGCTTGACCTGATATATAAACCGACGGGACAACGGATCATGTTTCGTGGCGCGGATGACCCGATGAAGATCAAGTCGATCAAGGTTCCGTCCGGGTATATCGGTTACACGCACTTTGAAGAGAAGGACCAGTTTGCAGGACGTGAAGAGATACGAAACATCTTGCAATCAACAATGCGTGGCGGTTCGGTTTTCTGGAATTTTGAGAGCTATAACCCGCCAATCAGCCGGGACAACTGGGCGAACAGAGACAGCGCGGAGATCAGGCCGGACAGAGTACAGCACCACAGCACGTACATGGACCTTGACACGCCGCAGGAATGGCTTGGCGATCAGTTCTTGGATGAGGCGGAGCTTTTAAAGTCGAGAGACGAAAAGGCTTGGCGGCATGAATACGGCGGTGAGGCTGTCGGTACTGGCGGCAACGTCTTTGAGAATCTGGAGATCAGGACGATACCGGATAGTGAGGTTGCAAAGTTTGACAGAATCTATCAAGGCGTTGACTGGGGCTGGTTCCCTGACCCGTTCGCTTTTATTCGTGTTCATTACGACAAAGCGCGTGAGACGATCTATGTTATTGACGAGTGCTATCAGCAGAAATTCAGCAATGAGAGATCAGCACAGTGGATCAAGGACCACGGATATAATGACACGTGGATAACTTGCGATAGTGCAGAGCCGAAGAGCATTGCAGACTATCGCAGTATGGGCATAAACGCTAAAGAGGCAGTAAAAGGCCCCGGAAGCGTTGACTATGGCATGAAGTGGTTGCAGAAGCGGAAGATTGTGATGGACCGGGAGCGGACACCTGCGGCGGTTGAAGAGTTCACGCGGTATGAGTTCGAGAAGAACAAAGACGATGAATGGATCAGCGGATATCCGGACGCGAATAACCACTTAATTGACGCACTCCGGTACGCTATGGAGAGAGTCAGTAAAACGTTTGGGAGCAGTGCTTAATGAACATTTTAGAGAAGCTCAAAGGGCTTGGCTTTGATACCATACCAAAGGAATTCTATGAGCAGAAGATTGACGTCTGGCAGAGCTGGTACGAGGGCAAAGTAAACAAGTTCCATTCTTACAGAGTCTATAACGGCACGAAGTTTGTCAGGATGGAGCGGTATTCCCTTGGCATGGGGAAGAAGGTTTGCGAGGACTGGGCCAATTTGCTGTTTAACGAGAGGGTGAAGATCACCCTTGAGGGAAAGCAGGAACAGGAATTTTTCGACAGCGTTTGCAGAGCCAACAACTTCAGAGTCAAGGCCAATGAGATGCAGGAGAAAAAGGCCGCGCTGGGGACCGGAAGCTATGTGTTTACGGTATCCGGCGTGCCGATTGATACAGAGACCGGAGAGATCAGCGGCAACGGTAAAGAGCTGAAGATTGACTATGTTTACGGGAAGAACATTATTCCGCTGTCGTGGGACAATGGGATCATAAAAGAATGTGCGTTCGCTATCGAGAAGACGATCAAGGGCGAACAGTACGTCTATGTACAAATTCACCACTTGAACGAATCCGGGACATACGACATCGAGAACGTTCTTTGCTCAAAGAACAACGAAACGCTATCAGACGTCGAGCTTGGTTCTGTCGATGGCTTTGAGAATATCCCGGCGACGATTCACACAGGGAGCGACAAGCGCCAATTCGTCATTGACCGGCTGAACATTGCCAACAACAGCAGCTCAGACAATCCGCTTGGCATTTCAGTATTTGCGAATGCTATTGACCAGCTCAAGGGCGTGGATCTGGTATACGACAGCTATATGAATGAGTTCGTTTTGGGAAAGAAACGGATCATGGTGAAGCCGTCGGCAATGAAGACGATCGACGGAGACCCGGCGTTCGATACCAACGACGTGACATTCTATCTCATGCCCGAAGATTCTCAGGATGACAGCATGATTCATGAGATCAACATGAGCTTGCGGTCGGCGGAATTCAATGCGGGTATGCAGGACGCGCTCAATATGCTGTCAGCGAAATGCGGATTCGGTGAGAACCATTACAAATTTAATCAAGGCAGCATCGCAACGGCTACACAGATCGTCAGCGAGAACAGCACGCTATTCCGGACCATCAAGAAGCATGAGATCATTCTGGAAGACGTGATGCTGGAGATTGCAAAGATCATTCTCCGGATGGGCAACACGTATCTTGGCATGAGCTTGAACGAAGACGTTGAAATGAGCATTGACTTTGACGATTCGATTGTTGAAGACAAGAACACCGAGTTTGAACGTGATTGCAGGCTCTTGTCAATGGGCATTATGGGACAAGTCGAGTTCAGACAGAAGTGGATGAACGAAGACGAGAAGACCGCACAGCAGGCTATTGACGAGCTGAAGCAGGAGGTTGCGGATCAGGAAGCGCAGTTCATTGCAGATAACGCGGGAGCTGATGAAATGTGAAGTATCCGATAACTCCGGAATACTTGCAGAACGTTCCTGAAGGCCTTGTGTGGCTTTACATGGATCTGGAGGAGGACATTATCCGGAAGATCTGTGAAAGTCTTGCAATAAACGGAGAACCGAACGCAACAGCGCTTGAATTGATAAGGCAATTACAGCGCCGTGGGATGCCTTTAGACGAGATCCAGAAGAAGATAACAAAAACCCTTGGGATATCGCAGAAAACGCTTACACAGGCCTTAAACGACGCCGCAGCGCGTAATAACGCGTATTATGGCAGCGCATTCGACGCGCTTGGCATTGTGCAGGAAGAAGCACAGGTGGAAGCGATGGCCGAAGAGGTTGAGGCGATCACGCGGCAGACCAAAGACGTGTTGCAGAACATCACGCAGTCTTTGGGCTTTGGAGTACGAGGATCAGACGGCAGTATCACAGTTTCGGGAGTTCAGGCCACATATCAGAAGATTTTAGACAGAGCTGAAATCCGAGTGCTGTCGTCTGATTGTTCGTACAACGTTGCAATCCGTGAAGGCGTGCGGGACATGGCTAACAGCGGACTAATAGGTGAATGGGTAGAGTACCGGGACGAAGGCGGTGAAGTCTACCACAGGAACCGCGTTGACGTTGCCGTGCGGCGTGCTGTTATGACCGGGGTGACGCAGATCTCCGGACGGTATGCAGAGATGGCCGCAGAGAACATGAAAACGGA